GCCCCGGTCAGTTTGTTGATTCCCTCACCGATCAGCAAACCAATGCCGACGCCAGCGGCGGCGGCCCACATTCCCATGAACGCCACTTTGGTTGTGGTAGCGACTCCCGCCGCCGTCACCATTTCGACCTTCAACGCCTGAAGCCCTCGATAGGCCAACACGCTTCCAGCGGTGAGCAACGCCAACGTGGACACAAGAGACTTGGTGGACTCATCCATGCTGTTGAAGCCACCGACAAGCGGGTTTATCACGCCGACGAGTGCTTGAACAGTCGGGAGTAACGCTTCGCCCATTCCGGCCTTCAGGTCCTCGATTTGGGCTTTCAGGATTCGAGACGAGTTCGCTAGACCGTCCGAGGTTCGGGCAAAGTCGCCTTGGGCGTCCGACGTTTGGGCCATGATGACAGCGGAAGCCGCCATGACCTTCTGTTGCGGGGTGAGCGCATCCTTGGTGCTCTTGATGATGCCCATTCGAAGGGCCTCTTGCTTCAAGTACGCCTCGTTAATCATTACGCCGTAGCGTCTGATCGGTTCCGTTTCACCACGGAGAGCCGCACCGATGGCTTGAATAGCGTCCTCGGGTGTCGTGTTTCGGAACGACGCTAGGTCAGAGGCGAGTGTCGAGAACTGGATTGCGAAGTCCGAAAGTTCTTGACCGGAAAGGCCAGCGGCCTTACCAAAGGTAGCGAAGGTATTAGCACCATCGAGGGCAACCTTCTGTGATTGGCCTATTTGCGTCGCCGCCGTTTTCGAGAACTTGATTATGGAGTCAGAACCGGACTCGAAGATTTCCCGGGTGACGTTCATCGACTCCCCGAGGTCAGACGCCCCGGAAACTGCCTGCTTTGTGAACTGAATAAGTTTGGTGGTTGCGAATACCGTTGCCAGCGTTCCGCCGAGCCCGACGAACGCATTGTTCATTCGCCCGGCCTGTTGCTCGCCTTGGTCGCCCAACTCTTTAAGTGGACGTTCGGCCTTCTCAATCTCTTTCTTTAACTCGTCCCCATCGACGGCCCCGGAAACATCTTCCAACTGCTTTGCGGCGTCCTCGGCCTCTTTTCCGAGAGTGTCAAGAGACTTTGCCGCCGAATCGCTCGCCTTCTTTACCTCGTCAGCGTGGAGGCTCGTGCCGACCTTAGCAACCTTGCCGGAAGTGGTTTCAGCAGTTTCGGAGAGGGACGTGAGCGAACGTTGGGCAGTAGCAACGCCCTTAGTGAACCCGGTCGTGTCGGCGGAGATAATCGCCTTGATCTTCCCGACGACTGCTTCGGCCACGGTTCACCTCTTTCTTTTCGCTCGCTGTTGTGCTTGTTCCCTCTCGCTTGCTTCTATCTTGAAGTAGGCAATCCATTCGGCCAGTTCCCGACTGGACATCCTTTCGGATAACTCCCCGACTGTCATCTTCAGTTCCCGGGCTAGTGAGAACATGAACCGACGTTCGGGGTGGGTTATCCCGTGCTCGTCGGGGAATCCAAGGAGGATTTTCCCAACTCGTCCGTCGAGCCTTTCAGCACTCCGGACACCTGAAGGCATCGAGTCGTCACCTTGTCGATGGCCTTAAACGCTTTTTCGGTCAAGACCCAATCCATGTCCTCATCCGTGAACACGGGTTCGCCCGTCTCCGGGTCATAGCAACAGTTCACCATCAGGAACGTCCACATGACTTCCTGCTTTGTGGTGAATCCATCCGTGTCGTCGGCGATGAGCGTTTGGAGTGCCGCCCTCTGCTTGGCCGACAACGACCGGATTTCAATGTCCACGTCCCATTCAGCAACGTGGTATTGGACTCGTTCGAGATCGCTCGCCGCTCGAATCTTGTTGATGATGTTGTTGTTACTGCCGGGCACTTGGGCCACTCCTTTGCGGGTCAGTAGGTGGTTCGGGTAACGCTTCCGGTGACCTGAAGGTCAAGACTGAACGTTACCACGTCACCAACAGGGTTGGAGATCGAGTAGTTGGTAACGATGGCCTCACCCGTGTACTTCACGTTTCCGGCGGTGGAACCGGCGGGGCCGTAGATGAACGACCGGGAAGCGGGCTCGGAACCGCCCATGACGTAACCATCGACGGTTGAATCCCAAATGCCGGAGACGGAAATCGTGGCATCCTTCAAGCCGACGATGTACGACTTAGCCGACGAACCGAAAGCGGTTGTCTCCGCCGTCTCGATGGTTTCCGGGAAATCAACCGACGTCAGAACGTTGGAAAGATTCCGGGAAGTACCGGCGGTGTCGTCGAGTGCGAAATCGGTGGACTTACCGTGAACGAAAGTGGGCATGGCTCTCCTTAGAAACGAGCGATTGAAACGTTGAATGTGATGGAACCCGAACTTCCGGCGGTGGAGGCGGTTACCCGCAAATAGCGGGCCACGCTTCCGGTTGCGGCCTTCTGCTCGGACGTGGTGGTTGAAGCGGACACCCCAGCGAACGTGATGAGGTCCGCCCATGTTGAGTTGTCTGCCGACGCTTGAACCTTGATCGTGGTTGCCCCGCCCGAAATCGAGTTGGCGGTGACGTGAAGATTGGCGACGGCTCCGGCGGTGGTGGCCGCCCCGTTATCAACCGAGGAAAGGTTGCCGAGGCTTCCGAACGCAATCGAGTTGCCGGTGGTGAGCATGACGCCCGTGTCGATTCCGAGAACCACGTTGCCGTCGTTGTAGGCGGTGGCGTTGAAATCAGCGGTCACGCTTACAACGTCCGCCACGGGGGAGGACATCGAGTAGTTGGTTTCGTGGGCCCGGGCAACGATGGCTCGGTTTCCGATGGTCCCGGCTTCGAAAGCGACCGTAACGATTGGGGTGGTTGCTGAACCGAGAATGGTCGAGAGTTGATCGTCGCTTCCACCGGAGTCTTGCGAATACAGGCCGGAAAGCGAAAGGGTGCCATCTCGAAGGCCAACGATGTACGACTTGGCCGATGAGCCAAAGGCGGTCGTTTCGGCGGTTTCAACCGAGGAAGCGACGTCAGCGGAGTTGAAGTACCCGGAAAGGTCGTATGCGTCGAGTAGGACCTTTGTGCCCTTACCGTGAACGAACGTGGGCATTATTCATCCTCTCCGGTGATCGTTTCGGGCTCCGGCTCCGGGTCGGTCTTGGTGCCCTTCTTGCTCTTGGCCTCGACGGGTTCCAAGTAGCCCATGTCCACGAGCCATTCGGCCTTGGTCCCGGGCAGTTCCACAGTTTCACCGGCTTCGAAGCGACGGCCAGCAACCTCGATGCCCGAGATTCCATCTTGTCCGCCTGTCACCTTGTAAAGCACCGAACTCTCCCGTCTGAATAGCAGGTTAGAAAAGTTCGGTCACTTCTCGGACACCTGCGGCGACCAGCGCACTCGTTACAAGGATACCCTTAGGGGCCCCGGTGACGTTGTAGGCCGAACGTATTCGATTACGAAGTCCCAGCGTACACATTGACTTTAGAAATACTGTCAGAAATCTTTACTAAAGGCTTGACATCGGTGAACGTGGCCCCTATGATTACGGCATGACAAACGCACCGACCACCACCGAAGGCCGACTGGCCGAGATCGAAACCCTGCTCGATTTTCTAGGGGACCGGGAAGCGGAACTCCGCTACCGGCTCCGCACCGATGTCCTTTCCGCCCAACAGCGTCGGGAACTCGACGAAAGCCGTGATGCGGCGGCGGTCAAGATTTTCCGCCTGACGGTCGAAGCCGACGCCCTGCGAGCGGGTGCCTGATGCGGCCAAACCTGCGAATCGTCCCCTCTCAGGCCGAACGGGACCGGCTCGACCAAGAGCGGAACGCCGCCGCCGAACGTGCGGCCCGGGAACGTGGGCCGGAACCGGCCTGCCGATGCGGGGCAACCGACAACCTGATTTTCAGCAAGCAGACCGAATGGATGACCCTCTGCCAGTTCTGCGAAAGGCTCCTAAATGGTTAAGCGGCGGGAGAACAAGGCTAAGCGAGGAATCGAACTTGATCTCGGCGGCAACCGGCGAGTTCAGGCGGTCGAAACCCGAATCGGTGTCTATTACGCAGTCAGCACCGACGGCGGAAAGACTTGGTGGGGCCACGGCACCAACATCGGTGAAACCCTCGATCAGTTCGTAGCCCGGTACAACGTCCAAGGTGAGCCTTCATGAATCGGGTCATGGAGTTCCGGGCTCCGGTCCACGGGGGCAAATACCATTTGGCGAGGCCGGTCAGCGGAACGGCCATTTGTAACGGCATGGTGTTGCTCGACGTCTCTCCGGGGGCCCCTCGAATCATCGGGGCATCTCACCCCATTTGTTGCCGTAGATGCGCTAAGATCGGCGTTTAGAGCCCAATGCGGGCATCTTGGAAGGAGACGTGATGGCGGAAATCGTTGAACGGTTAAGGTCCCGGCACCTGTTCGCCATTGGCAACGGTGTCCCGGAACTTTGCGAGGAAGCGGCTCGGGAGATCGAGGACCTTCGAAAGAAACTGGTTCTGTTTCAGCAGGCTTCGGAATACCTGTCCGGGAACCCTCGACCCTACGCTTCGGTAGCGGAGTGGGAGAACGACACCTGATTCACCACGGGCCCTGTTGGGAACGGTTGTCGGATTTACAGCGGGGACACCGGATTTGCCAAGGGGCAGTAACCATTTCGGCTAACAGTTTCCCGCAATCCGGATTAGCACACCGGACCATGAGCCGGGTCAGGCGTTCGGCCTCCGCCGTTCCCCGAAGTTCGGCATAAGGGTCAAGATTCATAATACTTTCTGAACCTTGAAGTTCTGTGCGAACATGATTCGATCTTGTGAATCACGCTCCATTGGAAACGGCGATTGAATCGCCGTGATCTTGTAATAGAGAGTGGATGTCAAAGTCTCATTCAGCACCGCTTCAAGGGCATACCAAACGCTCGTTGCCAACGATTGCGCCGTGACGTAGCCGGAGGCCCGGGTTACAACCTGAATCCGTGGTTGCTCGATCACCGGCATCGAGTCGCCGCCCATTGTCCCAACGGCCTGTTCACCGCCGTATTGGTAGACGGCAACACAAGTGTCCGGGGAGTCAGGGAGCCGACCGTAGAACAGGTTGGTCCCGAGAGTGAGTGTTGCGATTTCGGAGTCGATTCGAGCACCGACATCTTCGAGCAGGCCCATTGTTATTTGCCCCTTCCGAGAAGCCGGAAGTGAACCCGAATACGTTGAGCCATCTTTTCCGGATAGTTAGCCGTTTCCTCCATAAACGGACGTTCAAGATACTTTGGGCCACGTCCGGTGGACGGGTCGGTTCCGGGGCCGGTTCCCGAACGTTTGCCGACGACACTCTTTCCCGGCGGCTTCGGCGGATGCCAAAAGTCGAGCCGTTCATGTTGAACGAGGGCGTAAGGGGTAGCGGTGTCGCCGTAACTCACTTCGGCCTCGATCACCTCACCCTTGTCTCGAATACCTATGTTCTGCGATGAGCGGAGTGCTCCGGTGTCCTCCGGAACGAGATTATCGGCTTCAAGGCCGACGTCGGTTGCGGCGGCGGTGATGGCCTGATTTACGGCTTGCCGCATTTGCTCCGGGGCCCAAGAGAACGCCGCAACGATGTCCTCGATTCCCGAGAGGGACACCGACTTCGAACCGGTGGCCATTAGGCGGCTCCGACCGTGAGAACAACACCCTGTTGGCCGAACTCGTCTCGGGCGTAGTAAATGGCGATGATCGGACGAATGTTTCCATCCGAGAATGTGATTTGGTCGTCGAGGTTCACCGTCAGGGTGGTTGAAGCGATGTAGGCGGTGTATTGAACCGTGTTGAACCGTTGTTCAAGGTTGGCCGCCAAGTCTTTGCGGCGGGTGACGTAGGCCGGGAATGTGTTTCCGGCTCCGGCATACGACGCTTCGCCATAGTTGTTTTGGCTCGATTTGGCTTTAATGGTGACCGTCTCGTTCACCATGCCCCGGAACTCGGTTGCGAACTGATTGAGAACCGTTGTCACGGATTCGCTCCCGGACCGAACCATTGAATACCTTGGGTCGTGTTAATGCCGCCCCCATCCCGGACGTCAGCGAACTGGCCGGTCCGGAAATACGGTTGAACCATGTCATCGTTGTCCATGTCAATCTCTTTGTCGGAGTAGGTGAGTCCTCCGGCATAAGGGATTGGGGCGGAGTCTCGGAGGGCCTGCGCTTTCAAATCGAGCGACAGTTGCCGGTATTGGGCCGCCTTCTGTGAGTACGAAACGGAGAAATCACCAATCGACTTGTCTGCCATTCGAGTGAACTTGGCGGCGATACTCGTTGCGGCATCGTGGGCGGTCGAATACAACTGATCGGTGGACGTTGATGAGCCCGTCACTTGAAGGTTTAACCATGCGATTTCCTCATCGGAAAGCAGTTGGTCGTTTGTGTCGGTGTCTCCGATGAGGAACCGAATCGCATCTTTCGCTGAACTCGCCGGGTTCCCGGTGTAACTCCACGTCATCGAGGGCCTACTTCACAAACACGCAACCGGCAGGGGTGCCGTTGTAGACCTTGACGTAAAGACCGTCCGGGCAAAGGATTCCGTTTGGACCATACCAAAACTGATCGCCGTAACCTGATTGGGCATGAAGGGAAACGATGGGATGCCCGTCATCGGAATCGCCGTGGTAAACGTGAATCTTGATCGACCCGGTGCCTTCATCGGCAACGCTAATCCCCATGAAGATCGTTGGGTCCGAGATCACCTGATTCGCCCCGGTCAGGGTAACGATTCTCGCTGGTTGTCCGTCTGACTGATTGTTCATTTCGCCCCTTTCAAAGACTTAGCCGGTGCGGATGGTTGTGGCACCCGCACCGGCCAAGTGCCGTGTTTCGATTGTGGCGAAGCCGCTACGGTCAGGCGACAGCGTTGGAAAAGAAGTAGCCGAGCGGAGTCGCCACGGCCTTGAAGTCCCAAGCGGCTTCGATTTCGAGACGGTCGGCCCGCAAGTGGTCCATCCGGAAACGGGACACCGACGAGGCGGTTCCCAACCCACCGGAAACGCCGTTCCAAGTGAAGTTGTAACCCGCCGAAACGGTCATGAGGCCCGCCGAGGGAGCGACGTAGCAAAGCAGGGCATCCTTGTCGCCCAGTTGAGCGTAGGTTGCCGATGCGCCTTCCGCCGCCGAGTTGAACACGCCCTTCATCACGAGCACTCGGGGGACATCGACGACCTTGCCGATGAGTTCCGGGGTGATCGAGTCCGCCGAAGTGTACTTGTAGCGGTCCACGATGGTCGAGTGATTGCGAAGCGTCTTGTAGACGTTGTACGACAGCACCAACGTGTTCGGGATGTACCCGGTGTTGGTCAGAACGGTGTTCACGCCCGCCTGAATGTCGTCGATGGGAGTTGAACCCGAGGCCGACCACAAGGTCGAAGGGGTGTTGTCGGTTCCCCACACGCCGGTCGTGAAGAACTTGGAAGCCCAGTCACGCTCTTGACGAATCATCATTTGGTGAGTCAGGAAGCGGGTGGCATCCATGTCGGGGTCCAACGGGGCATCGGAGTTCGCACGAACGAGATCACCAATGTCCTTGTGGAGTGCCCAAACCTGCGCCGAGTAGGTGCCGGTCGAAAGGGCGTAACCCGAGCCCGCCGACTCCACACCGTCCGCCCGGACCTTGACTTGGTCCCGGTAGAAATCGGCTTGGTTGTAGGTGAAGTAGAGGTCGCTCTGCTTCGCCACGGGAACGGTGGGGAACACCTTGGACGAGACAAAGTTGTCGGCCTCGTTCATGTAGGCCACCGACAAGTTCGTTAGAACAGCGTCGATGTGGACCTGATTGTTGGTGGGTTGCGGCATGGCTTATTTCCTCTCTTGGTCAGGCCGAACGAGCGTTGCTCGGGTTGAAGAACATCGTGGCGGTTTCACCGGCAGAAGCGGCTTCCAATGCCTGTCCGACGACGTAAACCGTGGTGTCGGTTCCGGCGGCGATGGCATCGGCTTGGGCGTCGCTCGACGTTCCAATCAGGCTTCCGGCGGCGAGGGTGCCGTCCGCAACCACCTTGGTCACGCCGAACACGCACACCTCGGCGGCCTGTCCGCTCTTGGGGGCGTTCTGAAGGACACCAATCGTCTTGTCGGTGATGGCGGCGGTCACGGTCACCGTGTTATCGCCGGACATCTTGACGAAGTGGTATTGCTTCGACGAAAGGTCGGCGGAAGCGGTCCACGTTCCAATCTTGATTTGCGGGGCCTCGTAAGCCATTGTCAGATTCCCTTCTCTTGGAGGTAACGGGTGTAAAGGTCCATGTTCGACGTGGCGACCGTGGTGACGGCCTTTGCGAACGAATCGACCTTGCCGGTGGCAATCAGGTCGTTGGCGAGAGCCTCGATTTGGGTCCAAGCGTCGCCGGAACCCTGCGGCTCGGAGACGGTGCCCGACTCCTTCAGAATGTCGGTTTCAGCAAGGGCGGTGGAGGCGGCGGCAAAGATGGCCTCCACTTGGGCGGCAATCTCGGGCGAAGCCTTCCGGAGGGCAACCAGCGAAGGCGCAAACTCCTTCGGGTTCAACCCGGGCAGGTTGCCCCAAGCGTGAGCGGCCTCGACAGCCTTCTCGATTTCACGCTCCGCCTCGATGGCTTCCTTCTGCTTGCGGAGGTCAGCCAGTTCCTTGCGAAGGTCGGTCATCTCCTTACGGATGTCGGTGTCGGAAGCATCCTTCTCGATTTGCTCGTTCACCGTCTCGGGAATCTCGAGTTCCACGTTCTCTCCTTGGGCCTGTTGATCGGCGGCACTCTTGATTACCAACCAACCTTCGTGAAGGTGGGCAGGGTGGTCCACGCCCGAAGTCTCGTTCACAACGAGTTCAGCGAGTTTGGTCTTTCGTGCCATTGGGGTCAATGGTAACGCTTCCGGAACCGTTTGTCGTTGTAGGTCGCTTCCCGGGGAACAAGATTTCATCGAGACGCACGATCAACTCCCACAACTCGGTTTCCTCGGCGTGGCCTCGGGGAGTCACCTTGCGGAGAAAGTCCAGCATAGAACGCATTTCTGCCTTTGTAAGATGTTTGCTCATGGCGGCCTCCGGGGTCAGATTCACCACTTCCAAGACCATGCGTTTCGGAATGTGGAGTACCGAATCTACATGACCGTCGATTGTAAGGCTTTGCGCTATCGAGACGTGTTTCCGTTTCTGACCCTTCCCCGGGGAAAGGAGCAGGCCAACAGATTCAACGACGTAAGGCTCATGGTCCCTCTCAAGATCAGCAAGGTCGGTCCACCCGTAGGCGTCAGCGTGAGCATCTTTCCAAATGACCTTTACCGGCTTCACGTTTCGTCATCCTCATCGTGCTCGTTCGGGTCGAAATCAGCAAGCGGATAATCGTGAACGAGGCCGAGCATTGTGAAACCCATTTCCCCGGCCAAGTCGGGCTCCATTAGAAAGTGCTTCATTCCTAACTCGTCTCCGGAAAGGAAGGCCAGCGAGATCAGCAACGCCCGCCCGGAACCGTCGTCCGTGATCGTGTGAATCGTGTTGATTGCGTAGTTGGCAATCGGACTCACTCCCGAAAGATCGAACCATCCTTCATCCATTTGGGAAACGATAATCCTTGCCTCGCCAACGGGCTTCGCCCTCCCTGATCGGCACAAGTTCAAGGTGGAATGGGTTATCGCCTTCTAAGTATTCGACAACGGCAACGCCCTGTTGCCAATCCTCATAGCGGCGGACTGGCCGTCCATCGAGATCGGTTCCACCCTTGACGGATGGCACTTCGCCGGAAATCTTTGCGAGACATCCGGGGGAGGCGGCGAGAATCGTTCGGGGGCCATCCCAATCTTGGCGGGTAATCTCCGCCCATTCCCGGCGATGAATGTGCCCGTAGAGGACAGACACCTTCTCACGTCCAAGGTATTTCGAGGCGGTGACTCCGCTCGAGTTCACTTTGTCGCCGTGAATGACTTTCAGTTTGTCGTTTATCCAATACATTGAAGCCGGATAACCGGGCAGGTATTCAATCCCATACTCGTCGAATCGACAGAGGAACGGGACGGACAGCACCGGGAACGATTCGGGGACCATTCCCCGGCGGAGTCCGAAAGCGGCGGCGGCGTTTGCGGCGATCATTCGAGGGAGCCGTTCCTCGTGATTGCCCGCTATCCAAACAATCTTTGCTTCGGGGGCGGCGTTTCGCATTTGGGCGCAAAGGAGCGTGGCCCGGTCGATTGAAGCCTGCGTTGTCCGTTGAAACGGGGCCGTAGTCAAATACTTGGTCGAGAACTCGGGGAAGTCGAGATTGTCGCCCACGAGCACGATGACGTCAGGGCAGGCGTCTTTAACAATGGCGAGAGCGACTTCAATCGCTTGTTCGTCGTGAGTGCTTTCAAGGGTGTCGTCGGCTTGACGGAAGTATCCGATTTGGC